ATGAATGGTGATAAGATCATTCTTGATATTATCACACGTGATCTACGCAATAATGGCGCAATTAAAAAGACATTGAGAAGAGGTAAATAATGGCTACATATCCAGATAATGCAACAGCTCCTACCACAGTTTTTCCTGTTTTAACTACTGTAGCTTATACTAATACTGGAGCAGAAACTGTTTTCAATCTTTCTGGCACAGCAGAGCACTCAGGAGAGGTGTTAGCTTTTGTTGATGGCGTGACACAAGAGACAACTGGTTATTCTGTATCTAACGGAGGAGCTACAGTTACGTTTGTAACAGCTCCAAATGCATCAAACTTGACTCTTCAAACAGTTTCAATCCCTTCAAAACTACGTACCATTCGTTCTACTTTTTCAGCTCGCGCACAAGAATATTCTAATACAGCAGCTGATGTTGTAGATGGAAATACTTATCTTATCAATGGAAACACCATCACTTTTGCAATGCCTGCAGGCACTAATGTCGCCTCTCTGTCAGACTTTCAAGTATTTGTTTCAGGTGTTTATCAGCAAGATACTGCGTACATATGGCCATCTACAGTTCTAGGTAATAGAGGAATTGATATCGCAGATAATGGTGCTACAAAGCTTCTTTTAAATTTTACTTCTAATTTGACCGATGAGAGTGAATCTGCTCACACAGTCCTTAAAACAGGAGGAGCTGCTACCTACACTACATATGGAACAGATACGTTTATTACTTTTGACGGTTCAGATGATGTATTAGATATTGCTTCTTCAGACGATTTTAATCTTCAAGACAGTTCTTTTACTTTTGACACTTGGGTTCGTCCTGACACAGGAACTCAAATGACCTCAAACCAAACACTATTTGCTCGATATGATGATGCAGATAATTACTACGTGTTACGAATTGTGGGATCTAATTCTAATATAGGTTATGTTGTAAGCACTACTGAGGGAGGAATCAATGAAGTTTATGGTGGTAATGCTAATGGAGGCTCAAACTATCATGTAGCTATATCTTATGATTCTCACGTGTCAAATCTAAGATTGTATGTTAATAATGTTAATGTAGGTCATCTTAATTATCAGGCTGAAACAGCTACTGGAGGTAATGTAACTATTGGTTCATCAACAGTAGGAGGTTCTGAACTTTTAACTGGTAATGTGTCCTTTGCTCGTTTAGCTCATGCAACTCGCTACCGTTCTGAATCAATTCAACCGCTTGATGATACTTCGGCATTAACTGTTCAGTCTGGAGCTCCACTTGGTTCTATTGATCAAAACGATACCTTATCTATCAGAGTATTTGATTCTCCAATAGCAACTACTGATCGTTTTACCTCGATGATAGATCGTAAGCCTGATAATGGTATTGAATCTCAGCGTCAGTTTGATGTTACAACATTTACCTCTCAAGCAGGTTATGAAAAGCGCCGTTTAAAATCTCGTCGCTCCAAGCGCAACTATCAACTATCTTATACAGCTATAACTGGTGTAGAAAAAACAGCGATTGAGAACTTTTACAATGCTAGAAGTGGAGAATTTGAATCATTCACTTTTGACTTGTCACACATAAACGAAACTGGTACAATTACTACAAGATTCGCAGGTCCCCTTTCTGTTGAACAAACCTACTCTACAGGTTCTCGTCTTATAGATAACTATTATACTGTATCTTTTACACTTCAAGAGGTTTTTGATTAATGAGTGCAAGAGCATATGACGTTGTTTTAACGGTTGATGATGCGTCAGGATTTCAAACTACTAATGTTTTAATCGGTGTTACCACTGAAACAACTGGTATTATTGCTAATGTTGATACAGTTTCAAATCAACTAAAAGTAAAGCTCAACAATCTTCAACAAGAATTTTCTTCCTCAGAAACAGTTCAGTCTAATACAATTACTACTACAACTGCCTCTGGAGGTGACGGTCTTTTAACCACAGCAAACACTTTTCTGAGTAATGTATATTCAGGAAACGTAACTACAGCAACTGCTACCATTTCGTCTATTGCGCCAAGCTCTTTTAAAGCTGAAAAGAATGCTTTTTCTCAAAATCCTATTGTTCGTTTATATTCTATCTATTACCCTGGAGAGTGGTATCCTCCAAATGCTGCTGGTAATCCAACTGGTGAAGGAGAAGGTCGAGCTTGGCCTAATGATTTCCCCATTCGCTTTGCAGAGATTGTAGGCGATCTAACATCAGATATATCTTATAATGTAGCCTATGGTGGAACAACTTATATACCATTTCCAGTCAATTCATCAACAATTTCTCAAGGATCAGAAGGAACTATTGAAGAAATTACTATCGATGTTTTTAATGTAGATAACATTATAACACGCCTTGTAGAAGATCCTTTTATTGCGGGTAATAACTCTTCTAATTCTGTTGTAGCAATAGTAAATGGAGAGTCAGTGCATGGTATAGATCCCCGTACTGTAGATGCTGATCCTTCAGATGTAGGATCTGAAGGAGACGAGGCTTTTGACTCATTAACTCGTGCAAGAGCTAATGGATTAATTTTTTCTCAATCTTTAGTAGATTCAACTTATGGCACCTCTAATGCATCTTTTACTAGAACTGAAACACTTTCATTAGGCGGCACTTGGGTTGAACAAAAACTAGATTCTCGTGATTTATTAGGAGGAGTTGTTGAAATAAAAACTACTTTTGCTAATTTTTTAGACTACTGGCCTGAATATAGTACTGTTCAGTCTGTTAATTCAAACGTAATTGAAATTTACAATGCTCTTCCTTATCGTGTAGGAGATAATGTTAAATCTTCGACTGGAGATACAGAAGCTACAATACAGTCAATTGAGAGGAATTCATTCTTATTTCTATCAAACGAACTTGATGCAAATACTGCCTTTGGTTCTGCGATTTATATTATTAATGATGAAGCAGATTCAGAATCGTATATTGAAGACAAGTTTAAGATTGATCAACTTGAAAAACTAAATGATTCTGTAGCAACCTTTAATTTGATCTCTTGGCTTCAGTATTTTAAACTTGTTACTCCTAAACGTAAATATTATAAAAATACCTGTCAATGGACTTATAAAGGGGCTGAGTGTCAGTATCCCGGCCCAGGAGGTGGAACCATTCCTGGTACATCTTTATCAGCCAATACAAACCCTATTGCTGCAAACAATCAAATAGCTGCTGACGCTAGTGGCGATGTTTGTGGTAAGTCAATTATTTCCTGTACCCTTCGTAATAATCAAATTCATTTTGGAGGCTTCCCAGCTACAGGAAGAACAATTCCTCGTGTCTAAAACTAGTTGTATTCTTCCATGGATCCATCAATACGGCGATTTGTCTGGTCAGTATGGTTTATGTTGTTTTACTATGAATCATGATAATAATTTATTTGGAAAAGACTTATCACCTTTAGAAGCTTTTAACTCTGACCCAATTAAGTCTGCTAGACTAGACATGCTTAAGGGAAATGAGTCAAAACTTTGTAAAGTATGTTACGATTGGGAACGAGAAGGTATTGAGAGTCATCGCCAAAGAATGAATCAAAAATTTTCTGAATACACATTTTTAATGAATAAAACTAATAAAGATGGTTCTGTAAATAACCCACCTATCTATCTTGATTTCAGATTTGGAAATTTATGTAATTTTTCTTGTAGAATGTGCGGATCTTATGCTTCTTCTTCTTGGTCAAAAGAAGATAAATATCACGGTATTATTCCAAAAAATAGTCCTAATCACTATGACTATTGGACTGATAATCATGACTTTTGGAATGATTTAGATAATATCAAAACTTATATAATAGAGTTATATTTTGCTGGAGGTGAGCCTTTTGTTCAAGAAGGACATTATAAAATGTTACAATTTTTAGTTGATAATGGGTGTAGTAAAAATATTGCACTATCTTATAATACTAATTTATCTTACAACGGAAATTTTAAAGGATATGATGTTGAAAAGCTTTGGTCATCTTTTAAAAGTATTGAATTATGGCCAAGTATAGAAGGGTTTGGAGTTAGAGCAGAGTACGGAAGAAAAGGACTCAATATGAATCTTTTTAAACAAAACTCCAAAAGATTTTCTGATTATATAAAAACTTATTCATTAGTTAGTAGTGTTTACTCAATTACAAGTAATATTGAGTTGATAAAGTGGATAAAATCAATTAATAAGTCATTTAGTATAACTAATTTAATTAATCCTAAACATCAATCTACAACAATCTTCTCAAAAGAACTAAAAAAAGATGTTTTATCTTACTATAAAAAAGAAATTATTAACATTAAAGATTTAAACGAGAATGAATCAAAATCAATAATCAATTCACTAAGATATATGAATTCTAGAGATGACAAACATTTACAATCAATTTTTAAAAAGTACAACTTTAAGAGTGATTTATTTAGAAACGAATCATTTGAAACAACTTTTCCTGAGTTAGCAGAATGGTACAAAAATATTTAGGATTAAAGCATGAGTATGGGACTACAGATTGTATTGAATTATTAAGACAATTTTATAATAATGAATTATCTTTAGATTTTCCTTTACCTACATATACTAAATCAAGAAGTTGGATGAAACAGTTTTCCACACACAATGTAGATTTATGGGCTGAAACTTGCTTTATAAAAGTTAATTTGACTAATGCAGAAAACTATGACATAATAGCTTTTAAATCAGATCGTTCAGATTTAATTATTCATTTTGGGTTATTTCTTAAACCTACACGTATGCTTCATATAGAAGAGGGGGGAGTTTCGTGTATCGACACTTTATCTACTTATTGGATAAGTCGAATACACTCTTTTTATAGACATGTCAAATTGGTATGATCAATACTGTAACCTTCCTTATAAACATCTTGGAGATGACCCAATAACAGGCATAGATTGTGTTAATTTATGTCGTTTATTTTATAAAAATGAACTAGATTTTGACTTTAAGCTTAAATCTTCAGATTTTTGCAATATACTTGAAGATGATTGGTATTCAAAAACTCATACTCAATTTTTAGAAGACTGGGCAAATTCTCAAACTGATTGGCTGGAAGTAAAAGAAGCTAAAAAATATGACTTAATTTTGATGAGCATGGGTTCAACAAATGTGACTAACCATATTGCAGTTCATATAGGTGATAATAAAATCTTGCAAACAATGCTAGAAAGAACAAGTGGAGTATGGCCTTATAGAGGTCCTTTTAAACAATATACTACAAAGATTTTACGATGGAAAAATTTACTAAACTAGTTAATGATATGAATAATCATGCTCTTCGTGATTACCCAAGAGAAGCAGTTGGTATTATAACTAAAGATTTTATTTATGTTCCTTGTATCAACATAAGTGATACTCCTACCACGAATTTCATTCTTGATCCAGCAGCATTAGTTGAATATGATGAAAACATCTGGGGAATATTTCACTCTCATCCTGGTGACGATAACCCCCTTCCAAGTAATGAAGATCGTGAGAGTACGACTTTTGAACAGTACAAATTTTTAGTTGGGTTTAATAATAAATTTCATATATACTGGTACGATAAAAATATAAAAGCTCTCATGTTTGATCGCTTTGAGGAGAGGCATCTTGCTAACTAAAATAAAAATTCATTCTGCATTTTCTCACTTGTTTTCTTACAGAGAACTTGTAGCTGATTTAAAAACCTACGATGAACTTCCTCGTTATCTTGGGTCTATGCATCCTCGTTTTGCTCAATTTGTTAAAAAGATTTATACTGAAGAAACTCAAGATGGCTATTTTCTTTTAAATAAGAACTTTAAACCTATAACGGAACAAGAACTTTATTTTAAACGGGTAAAAGAAGACGACTCTTTTTATGTAGTTCCTGCTATTTATGGCGGTGGTGGTAAGGGTACCAAAAAACTTTTAACCTATGCAGCAATTGCAACTGCTGCTGTCATTGCGGCTCCTTATGTAGCTAGTGCTGCTTCTTCTATTTTTGCAGGTGGTCCAGCTAACCTTGCAATTACTGGGGGTTTTGGTCCGGGAGGAGCTGGTGGTGGTGTAGCAGCACAACTAGCAGGCTCAAGTGCAGCAGCAGGTAGTGCTGGGCTAGGCATCTCTGCTGGAACTCTTGCTGTCAATGCGGGTCTTGCCTTAGTTACGTCACTGTTCACTCAAAAACCTGAAGCACTTACATCTCGCGACCAACAAGTAAGACAAAATAATATGTTTGGGTCTCTTCAAAACACCATAGATTCAGGAGTTTCAATAC